AGGGTCATCTTCCAATCCAGGTAAAATTAAAATATAACCATTTTTATTATTTTTCCATTTATGATTGAATACATTTTGAAAGGTAAAATTATTTTCGTCTTCTATTAATTTTAGATTTTTCTCTAATCTACCTTTAATTGGTTTACACCATTTAGTGTGACTAAAGACCCAATGATTTAATCCCATTCTATAAAATCTAGGAGCAATATGTTTGTAAAACTTATTGACATAATTACACTTCATTCTACTAAGTGTAGCACTCTCTAAATGTATAATATTTTTGTTGAAGTGTTTGGCAAACATATTAACCATTTCATTTCTATGGTTCATTACGGCCATTTTATGATTATCTGCATTTGGTAACCATTGTCTTTTAGGGTGGTTACTACCAAATGTACCATTATTTAAAAAGAAGTCACAAGTTTTCATATGCCAAAAATGTTCATAGTTAAAACTATCAAAATTTGACAAATCAATAATTTCGTGGTTTTCTTTTAATGAGTTTGCAATTGCTGTAGGTGCTTTTGACTTATCAAACTTTACTATTTTCATAACCAACCTTTGCTATATAATAACTATCAACAATATCTGATAGAGGATTGCCAACTTTGTCCGTATCAAATATCTTTTTTAAATCTATTTTTGTTTCTTTTATAAACGCTTCGTACATCATATCTTTGTCTGCATTACCTTTTCCAGTAGCGCCTTTTTTAACAACACTAGGTACAACTGTATGGTAACCATACTCTTCTTCAAGTAAACGATATTTAAGAATACCACAATTTTCAGCAATCTGAAATACACCTCGGCCTTTTGAACCAAAGGAGTATCCTTCAATGAAAATAATTGGTTGGTTTTGTTTGTAATCTGATAATAGGTCCATAACAAAATCTGATATATAAGTAAATCTTTCAATAGGGTCTTTCCATTCTTTATGTTCATAACCAGTTATATTTTCACCTTGTTTACCAATCCATTTCTTTTTACCTGTTAAGTAATGAAATGAAAAAGTACCACTTTTTATGTCGTCAATATGGACAGCTGGACTGGTTAAACTATAATCAATTCCAATCTTCGTCTTCCAAATCGTCTTCGTGTCGTTCTTCAATTTCTTCTTCATCTGATACCTCATGTCCACAAAATGGGCAAGTAAGTGGTTCTAAATCTTGCTCATTAATATCCCATATTATGGTATATTTAGTTTCGCAGGAGGTACATGCTTTTTTTGATTTTTCCATTTGCATTATAGTTTAAATTTTTTGAATTGGTCTTTTGTTACATCTTGCTTAATGCCACCTATCACATAGGACTCAATTTCAGTTTCTTGTGGTGCATTTTGCATACCCTTACTGTTTAACCAATGGTCGACCCATGGTAAAGGATTTGTTTTTTGTTCGTACTGTGGTGTTAGGCCGATTGACTTCATTCTTCGGTTCGCCATGTACTCTACAAATTGGTGTAATAGTTTTTCTGATAGTCCAATCATACTTCCTTGCGAAAATAGATATGTTGCCCATCTTTTTTCCTCTTCTACTGATTCTTCGTACATCTTGTACACTTCTTTTTCACATTCTTTTCTGATTTTGATAAAGTCTTTATCATCATTTCTATCATGCCAGTTATTAATAACTGTTTGTGACATTGCAAGGTGTTGACTTTCATCTCTTGCAATCATAGAAATAATCTTAGCAGAACCTTCAAGTAATTTCAATTCACCAAATGCAAACGAACAAGCAAATGATACATAGAACCTTAGTCCTTCTAAGATGTTTACACTCACCATTGCAAGGTACATTTTCTTTTTAAGTTCTTGTAAATCAACTTTACTCTTATCAAGGTGCCATCTGTAACCCATTTCAATTAGGTCGTCATAAGTTTTTGTAACACTCTCAGCTCTTTTTTCAATCTTCTCATCTGTAAGAATAGTATCAAACACTTCACTAGGTTGTGAATATAGATTTTTAATAATGTGCGTGTAACTTCTACTGTGAATTGTTTCCATAAAATCCCATGTAACAATACAACCTTCTAATTCAGGATTAGATACAAATGGTAAAAATGCCAAACATGGACCTCTACCTTGTACACTATCTAACATAGTTTGGTATTTTAGATTAGAAGTGAATATGAATTTTTGTTGTTCAGACAACTCAGCATAATCGTTTCTATCTTTTTGTAATGAAATCTCCTCAGGTCTCCAGAAATAACCTAACTGTTGTTGATTCAATTTATCAAAAATAGGATATTTCATATCACTATATTGTTGAACCTGTAGGTCTTCTCCAAAAAACATTGGTTGTTTCATTTGGTCTAATTTTTTATCTTTGTTAAATACGCTTCTTGCCATTATTCTTTTCTTTCCTCTATATCATAAAAAAACTTATCGGTGTCGCCAGCCGTCCATTTTTGTTCACATTCTACACTATACTCTTTGGTGGACACATTGAAGTCTGGAAACTTCAACTCGCTAGGAGTATAACTCTTATCATAAAATATTACTCTGTTGTTCGGCTGAGCTGCAAAGTAACCATTCTCTAATTTCAATATATTAAACGACTTATGTTGTGATGGTACTTCACTATAAGTCACATTTCTTTCTAAATTTGTTGAGTTAGCATTGTCTATTGTAAACATATACCAACCTTTATACCATTGTTTGCTTGGTGACAAATATTTACATTGATTGCCAATAAGCATTTGTTTTTCAATAATTGCAATATCATAACTAAAACAATCCCATAACTGCAATTCTGGTAATGATACTTCTCCTTTATAATCTTTTTTCCATACAAAAGCACTAATAGGTAACTTATCATATAAAGCACCATACTCTGGTATATAAGTTTCAAAATATAACGCTCTGCCTTGTATTGACTTTGCTGTTACCCATACGCCTTCAACTAATTCTCCATGACCTTTGTTACCATCATATAGATACTCTTTCTTAACATACACATCAACATGAGGTGTGTTAACACACAAATATGCCATATATTATCTTTCTATATTGTACAGCTATCGCAATCTTCTTCAACTGCTAAAGTTGTGGGTTCGGTTACTTCTACATTATCCTTCCATCCAACTGGATGAGCAGGTTCATCTATATCACTTTTTGAATCATATGTATTCTGATAATAAGAAGTCTTCCAACCTAGTTTATATGTAGTCAATAAGTCTTGTGCCATAATAGACACAGGTACCTGGTTGTCTTCATAATTTTCTGGATTGTAAGACCAATTACCACTAATTGCTTGGTCAAAATACTTTTGCATTACTGCAACGATATTTATATATCCTTCATTCCCTTTCATATCCCATAATAGAGTATAAAAGTTCTTTAGTCTAGGATAATCAGGTACAACTTGTTTTAGTGTACCTTTCTTAGACTTTTTAATACTTAAATAATCTCTAGGTGGTTCAATGCCGTTTGTAGCATTAGAAACCACACTAGAAGATTCAGACGGCATTTGAGCTGATAAGGTGCTATGTCTTAAACCATGCTCTTTGATATCTTTACGGAGTTGTTCCCATTTCATAGTCAGTTTTCTGCTTGAAATTTCATCAACTTCCTTTTTGTAAGTATCAATAGGTAGGATGCCATCTGAATACTTTGTACGGTGGAAATACTCACAAGGTCCTTTTTCTTGTGCAACTTCGTTACTAGCTTTCAATAGGTAATATTGAAATGCCTCTGTTAATTTGTCAACTTCTTTCCACGCTTCTTTATCATCATATTTTAATTTGTTTTTTGCTAGATAGTGTGCAAGACCAATATAACCAATACCAAGACTTCTTCTTGCTTTAGTTGATACTTCGGCTGCCTTAACAGGATATTGTTGATGGTCTATAATTTCTTCTAATGCTCTCACAGCAAGGTCACATAATACTTCTAATTCATCAAGAGAAGATAATTTACCAACATTGATTGCACTTAAAATACATAAAGCAATTTCTCCCTTACCATCAATGTGTTGAATAGGGTCTGTAGGTAATGTAATCTCTTGACATAAGTTTGACATGTAAACTCTATCTTTAAAACTAGAATGAGTATTACAATGGTCAATGTTCATTATATAAATTCTACCGGTTTCAGCTCTTTCTTTGAGCATATCAAAAAACAAGGTTTGTGCTGGCACTTTCTTTTTAGCAACACTTGTTTTTCTTTCTGCTGTTCGATATAGTTCGTCAAATTCTTCACTTCCCCATGCCTCATAAAGTTCTGGTACTTCGTGTGGCGAGAAGAGTGTGATGTCTTCGTCATTTATAAACCTTTCATAAAATAATTTAGACAACTGAATTGAATAATCTAATTTTCTAACTCTGTTATCCTCTGTTCCTTTATTGTTCTTCAAAACAATAATATCTTCTATTTCTTTGTGCCAAATTGGGAAGTGAACCGTTGCACTACCACCTCTAACACCGTTTTGAGTACAACACTTAACTGTTGCTTCAAACTTTTTGAGGAATGGTACAACTCCTGTGTGTTGTACTTCACCACCTCTAATTCTCGAATTGATTCCACGAATACGACCGGCGTTAATACCAATACCAGCCCTTTGTGCAACATAACTGCCAATAGCCATATCACTACTGAAAATACTAGGCAAAGTATCATCAACATCAACCAACACACAACTAGCATACTGCTTAATAGGTGTTCTAACACCGGCCATAACCGGAGTAGGAATATTGATTTTAAATCTTGAAATAGCGTCATAATATTTTTTAACATATGTCAATCTCTTTTCTTTTGGGTACTTGGCAAATAATGTAGCACTAATCATCATATACATAAATTGTGGTGATTCAAATAACTCACCTGTACTTCTATCTTGTACTAGATATTTGTCAACAACTTGTTGTAGACCAGCATAAGTGAAATCATAATCTCTTTCATGTGAAATCCAATTTTCCATTCTATCAAAATCTTTTTTCTCATACAAAGATAAAATATCTTTATCATAAACACCCTTGTCAACACCTTTAGTAACATGCTCAAAAATATGTGGATGGTCCCATAGTCTACCAAAAATTTGTTTTCTTAGACTATAGAGTAATAGTCTAGCAGCTACATATTGATAATTAGGATTGTCTAAAGAGATAAGGTCAGAAGCGGACTTAATTAGAATTTTTTGAATTTCATCTGTGGTCATGCCATCATAAAATTGTAGACCACTTGACATCTCTACCTGAGATGATGATACGCCAGTTATATCTTCACAAGCATACTCAACCATTTCATGTATCTTTTCAATGTTAAGAGGTTCACTACCTCTGCCGTTTCTTTTTTGTACATTTAATATCTCTTTATTTACCATTCATTTCTCCTAACATTTCTTATAGTAACTTAATTTGGTTAACGCTTCTAACTGAGCAAAGGTGTTGTTACTTATAATAGTTTGCACCTCAGCCTTACTCATTCCAGATAGAATCATATCATTAATGTCTTTATGTCGCATGTCATCTGGCCACACGACAAGGTTGTAATCTTTCTCTACCACATCATACATTCTTTTAATAATTTCTTTGTTTCTCGGTTCATTATCAAATATATATGTTATATTAACAGGTTCTATTCGTAATGTCAAGTCTGCACCGGCAGCTGCCAAACAATTATTTAAAAACATACTATCTATTGGTCCTTCGACTATAGTAATATGGTCTTGTAGATTAACAGTATCTAAACCATAAACCTTTTGTTTATTCTCGTCTAACTTAATAGTTAGATATTTCGGTTGTTCTTTGCCGAAAGCACGGCCTTGAAAAGCGAATACTTTTCCGTCTTTGTCATAAAAAGGTATAATCAATCTAGGGTGTTCACCTTTAGTATGACTAAATGTATTTGGCTTCACTTTGTTAACAAAAGCCATAAACTTGTCACTTAAATATAATTTAGAATAATACGAATCAGGTATCTTTCTATTTTTTACATATTGTAATACTGGATGGCCTTCTTTCAGTTCGCTGACCGATTGAAGACCGTCTAATATGTTTACCTCTTTAAAATCTGGTTTAAAATCTGTAAACTTCGGCTGGGGCGTGGAGGGTGCCGACCCTTTGTATCTTTCTAATAAGTATGATTCGTATTTCTTATTATCAATGAATTTTAGGAAGTTTGAAAAAGATTGTCCTTCGCCACAGTTATGGCATTTGAAAAACATATCATTTTTCACTCTATAGAAGTATGCTCTAGCCTTTGTCTTGTTCTTCTTAGAATCTCCACAATGTGGACATCTAAAGTTAAAAAGATAGTCACCTTTCTTCTTAAACTGCGACAATCTGGCAGACACTTCATTTATGTATTTTAAATCAATATAACTCGACATAGCAACTCACATTATATAGTAAACTTATTCATTTGTCAATGGTGGAAAAAACTTTCCAGTGAAAAAATAGCACCGAGGTTTCCAGCGCTGTTTTTTTGACCAATCTATTCCAGTTGGTCTACTTCATCATCTCTAGGATTTCGTGACCGTTTAAGGCTATAAACCACCCTATAACAACAGCACCACCCATTATTAACCATCTGTACTTCTCTAGTATACCAACTCTCCCGCCAATGTCAAGCTTCATTTGTCGTATCTCTAAAAGTAATTTCTTTTCTACTTGTTGGATTTCTTTTGATAATTCTGTATGAACTCTGCCTATCTCACCAGCTCGTTCTTTAAGTTTATCAAATATAATTTCATCAATCTGTTCTTGCCTAGCAATCTTCTCTTCGTGTACGGCTAACATCTGTTTTATAGATGTAGATACATCTGTTAACTTTTCAATAGCAGTATCTAATCTACTATTTAAATTATAGGCCTGTTCAATGTCTTTTTTGACACCAGCCACTTCTACTTTTAAATCGTTGATACTATCCATTTTTTCTCTCTCGTTTAATGCTTAACAATCCTTGCAAGGACGGAATAAAAGGTCTAATCATTCTTACTTGATGATAACATAATTGTAGTTATCTTTTTTCTATATTGACCTCTATACTTATTTAGGTATTTACGCTGTTAAACGAATGTTTAATTCCTCACATCTTCTCATTATGTAGAGTTTTTTCTGCGTTTTCCTCCTTCTTCTATCTTTTTGTTTTCTAATCTGAACCCAATTATCAAATAATAGGTATAATTGTGTTCTATGGTCGGTTCTTCTTCTTTTCTTAATTACTTGATATAGTTTCCTATGTTGTAATCTAGTCAATCAGCCTCCTTTTTAGTTGTTAGAAAATATTATGATATATTAAGCATCCTCCTTCTTCATCACCGGTTTATAAATTGTTATTAATTCTTCTTTACCTTTTACTTTAATTTTATCAACTTCAATAGACTCGACATCTTTGAGTTGTTCCATTGTATAAGAAGAATATAATGTAGCAAGAATATTACCTTTCTTATCTTTGTAATTTCTTGTCGCAGCCTCTAGTCTAGCAGCTAAGTTAACTGCGTCACCAATGACTGAGTAGTCAAACCTCGTGTCACTACCCATATTACCAACAATACATGTACCTGTGTTAACACCTGAACCTATGTTGATTTCTGGTAGCCCTTTATCTTTAAATTCTTTCTTTAATAATGCCGTTTCTTTAGCACACTCTATACTCGTCTTAACAGCCATCTCCGCATGGTTAGGACAGTCTAAGGGTGCGTTCCAGAATGCCATTATGCAATCGCCCATGTACTTATCAATTGTTCCACCATTGTCTAATACTATCTTACTCATTCTATTTAAATAATCATTTATGACAGCAACTAATCCTTCGGGGTCGTTTTGATTTTTATAGTATTCTGAGATAGGTGTAAACCCTACAATATCCATGAATAAAAATGACATCTCTTTTCTCTCACCACCTAGTTTTAATTTACTAGGGTCTTTCTGTAGTATTGCAACCTGTCTAGGGTCAAGGTATGTTTCAAATTGTTTTCGTATCTGTTGTTTTAATTTAAATTCTAATATAAATCTGTTGAATATACTATGTAAACCAACAAACATTATTGTTACTAAAATCCATGTAACATCTACTAACATCAATTTATTATTGAAGAAGTAAGTTGTACTATACACTGCTATGCCTGAAAAGGCAACCATTAAAGCTCCAACAACATAGTAAGGAGTAAATCTTGTAACTACTACTATAACACTTCCTACTAAAAAGGCAACAGCTATTTCTAGTAACCATGATATATCTACTCTTGTGATGTTAATACCATCTATTACTGTTTGTACTGTTGAAGCAACTGCAACATAATCATATTGTGGACCTGTTGGTGAGGCAATCACACCACCTAATCCCTCTGCTTTCATACCAATGATAATTGTTTTGCCTCGTAAACTAATTTCATTTGTATCTAAATCTGCCAATGAGATTTCAGGATAAGATTTATTCCAAGATAACCATATTCTTGCGTGTTGGTCTGTTTTGATTGTTGCAAAACCTGGTACTCTCATAGCAATAATACCTGAGGCGCCTGACTTAACTTGATAACTAGGGTCACCAACGGCAACTCTAATTACTTCTATTGCAATGTTTGGATAAACATCATTACCTATTTTCATAAGCAATGGCATTCTTCTTACTACACCATCTATTTCTGTACTAACATTTGTTACACCAACACCAGCTGCATTGTCACCAATCTCTGGTATCGGACCAACCATTCCTGGCCATGAAAATAACCACTCTAATGGATTACCAATCTTGGCAACACCTCTAGGATAACCATTCTTAGTTGTTTGATTTGAACCTGTTTG